ACTAGATTATTACTTTGCAGTATTGCATGGTAGCGGTGCAAGTTCCACTACTGCATCAGCTAACTTCGGTCAACGCTCATTCGCTTACACTCCACCTACAGGGTTTAAAGCACTATGCACAGCTAATCTTCCTGCTGCTACGATTAAGAAGGGCAATACGGTATTTGATGCAACGCTATATACTGGTACAGGTGCAACACAAACAATTACTAATGCTGGTGGATTTAGCCCTGATTTAGTATGGCTTAAAAAGCGTGGCGGTGGTGTTTCAGCACAATGGCATATGCTTGCTGATACTGTTCGTGGTACAGGCGCAACATTATCATCTAATGTCGTTGATGCAGAATACACAGGAAAGACTAGCGTTACTGCATTTAATTCTAATGGTTTTACTCTTGGTGCTGATTCTACTGGTGCTTCATATTATGGATGGAATATTGCTTCTGATACTTATGTAGGCTGGCAATGGGATGCTGGCTCATCTACTGTAACCAACACTAACGGTACTATCTCATCACAGGTAAGGGCTAATCCTACTGCTGGTGTGAGTGTGGTGACTTATACAGGTAATGGCGTATCTAGCGCAACTGTTGGTCATGGGCTTGGCGTAGCACCAAAGATGGTTATTCATAAATGCAGAAGCGCAACTGGGGCATGGAAAGTAAACCATGTTGGTATTCCAAATCAATGGATAGATTTAAATTTAACTGATGCTGCTTCTAGTGGTGGTGGTACTAACGGTTCTTTGGGGTATCAAAGCACAAATACATCTGCTACGTTTCAATTTACAGCAGGTTCATCTACTGTTAATAACGTCAATGCTAATGGCTCCACCTACGTTGCCTACTGCTTCTCTGAAATTGCTGGATTTTCTAAATTTAGTTCATATACAGGTAATGGCAGTTCTGATGGTATTTTTGTGTATACAGGATTTAGACCTAAGTTTGTGATGACTAAAAGAACAGATAGCGCAACAAATGCAAACTGGGCAATTCACGATACAACACGCAGCACTTATAATATAGCAGGTAAAGCATTGTTTCCGAATTTATCAAATGCGGAAGATAATAATGAACCTGGAGCTCAATTTGATATATTGAGTAATGGCTTTAAGTTGCGTTCATCATCAGATGTATATAATGGGAATGGCGCTACTTATATCTACGCCTGTTTTGCTGAAAACCCTTTTGCACAAGCTAACGCACGATAAGGAAAAATTATGTTTTATTGCACATTAGACGGACAATATATCAATGAAGGACAACAATTCACTATTCGTGGCGTTGAATATCCTTCTAATTGGTTAAACTTATCTACTCCTGAACAGAAAGCAGCGCTTGGGCTTGAGGAAGTAGTGGCAACTAATCAGCCATTTAATCCACAATACTACTGGACTGGTGAAGTTTTAGATAAAGCTACACTTACTTACACTGGCACACCAAAAGATTTAACAAGTGTTAAAACATGGGCTATAAGCCAAGTAAATAGCACTGCCTATAGCATCCTATTCCCAACAGACTGGATGGTCGTTAAAGCGTTTGAAACTAGCACTCCTGTGCCTACTGCATGGAATAGCTGGAGGGCTTCTGTCCGTACAACAGCAACAAGCTCTGTATCAGCAATTGAAGCTGCTACTGATAACAATGGCGTTGAGTTAGTGATGAACACAATTAACTGGCCTAAAGACCCAGACACGGTAGCTGCTGAATTAGAAGCTGCTGCGGCTGCAACTCCAGTGGAAGGAGCAAAATAATGGGTATCAATGCCTTTACTAAACTTGGCAACACTGTGACGTTTTTGGCTGCTTCTACAGCTCCAGCAGCAGTGCAATGCCCATCAACTACACTTGGCGGCAATCAGTACCGTATTATTAATACTGGAACTGTAACTGTATTTTTAGGCTATGGCTCAACTTCTAGTGATGCAACTAACAACGCTGTGCTAGTTACTAGCTCACAAAATAGTTTGCCAATTTTGCCAAATACAGATGAAATTTTATCGTTTGTACCTAATGCCTACTTTACTGGCGTTACTTCAAGCGGAACTGCAAATATCTACATCACCCCTGGAGATGGTTTGTAGACCGTCATGTGAGTTAAATGTGATATAATGCAACCTCTTTTAATAGGAGGTTATATGAAAAAATGTAACATTTGTAGTATAGAAAAACCTTTGACAGAATTTTATAAAGGTTATGCTAAGTGCAAGTCATGTCGTTATATGCAAACTGTTTTATACAGAAAAACAGATGCAGGAATTGCGGCTAGAAAAAAAGAAGCTGTAAACGCTAGAGCGTCTGGAAAGAAAAAAATACGACAAGAGCGTTATAAGCTAACTGAAAAAGGAAAGCTTTGTAGAAAAAAATACGATGAAAGTAGATTTTCTACAGAAAAAGGAAAAGCTAGGTTAGCTGCTAAAAATGCAGTTAGATACGCAATTAAAGCTGGAAAATTAATAAAAGAACCGTGTTGGATTTGTGGAGATTTAAATACTGTAGCGCATCATCCATCTTATGCCGAAGACATGAGATTAGTTGTAAGTTGGTTATGCGTAAATCATCACAATGAAATACATAACATTCCGAATGAGGTATAAATTATGTTAAAAGTAGCGGGTGGTGTTGGGGGCTCAACTGGTCAGCTCTCATATCAAGGTACATGGAACGCAAGCACTAACACCCCTACATTAGCATCTGGGGTTGGCGTACAAAATCATTACTATGTTGTTTCTGTTGCAGGAACGACAAATCTTGACGGAGTTTCAGACTGGCAAGTAAACGACTGGGCTTTGTTTAACGGCTCTGTATGGCAAAAGATTGACCAGTCTGACCTTGTAGTATCAGTCAATGGACAAACAGGCGTTGTAGTGCTTGGCGTAGCTAATATTGCTGGTGCTGTGCCTAACACTGTCAATGTATTAACAAGCGGATTATTAAGTGGTGGTGGCGCTTTAACTGGTAACGTCACAATTGACCTTACTTCTGTTCCTGTAGCTAATGTTCCTGGCGCTGTGCCAAATACTATTAACGTCTTAGCTGGTGGTTTGCTCAGCGGCGGTGGTGCGCTAACAAGCAACGTCACAATCTCTTTGACTTCCGTTCCTGTCGCTAACGTACCTGGAGCTGTTCCAAACACAGTAAACGTACTTGCTGGCGGTTTATTATCTGGTGGCGGTGCACTGACTGGTAACGTAACAATCAGCCTGGCAAATGTTCCTTCTGCTAACGTCACTGGCCTTGGCTCAATGGCCACTCAAAACTCCAATAACGTAACAATTACTGGAGGCAACGTATCAATCAATCTAGTTAATGCCGTAACGACTACTTCAAGCACAGCGTCTATGCCGACTGCTAGTTTGCCGCTCGTTCCAGCTGGATATTTAAGACTTAACTTAAACGGTACTGTTGTTAAAGTGCCTTACTATGCGGAGTAGCAATGGAGAACCAGCAATTGTTTAACATGATTATCACCGCGTCTGGTGCGCTTGGTGGATGGATGTTGAAAGTGATTTGGGATGCTATTAGCGACTTAAAAAAAGATGTGAAGGATTTGAACCAAGAAATTCACACAGACTTTTTACGCAAAGATGATTACCGAGATGACATCAACGAGATAAAAGGTATGCTCGGAAAGATATTTGATAAGTTAGAAAAGAAGGCTGATAAATAATGGACATGGCCACGCTTAGCATTGTTAAGTTTGGCGATGTAGATTCTCTAGGGGAGTTTCTCTTTGAGAACGGGTTGCAGCATAACTTATTTCAGCAAGTATTTATGGATAACGGCATTACAGTGCCGTCTTTTCCATTGATTGACGCTAACGTAAATAATTTAGATGATTGGTTATTGGCGCATCAAGTAGAGCATCAGGCATTTGCAGCATTATTAGAGCTTAACAATCCCTTCAATTTGTTAGATACTGACTGGAATGTTGAAGAAGATTTTTATGATTGGGTAGCGTCACACTTGTATATCCATCAACAAATCGCTGCGGCATTAGCTCTAACATAACTATTTTTGGGGATAAAAATGGACAAATTGGAATTATTCCACGCGATTGCGCGTGTAGCGAAACCAGCTTATCTGTCGTACACACCGATAGAAAGCCTTGATACTAAGTTTGTTGACAACGGATTAGACAGTTTAGATGTACTTTTAATCTGTGTTTACTATAGTGAGCTATATGGAATTGAAGAAGAAGTCGCTAAGACAATGCTGCCGACAACGCCGCAAGAAATTTATGATTTCATTGAAGCTCATAAAACTAAAGAACCTAGCAGCCTTGAGGATGCTTTGGAGCAGATAAAATGAGAATTTTTCTGACCCATGCAAGAAAAGCAGCAACAGAATATACAGAGTTTTTAGATGATTTAGCGTTTCCTCAAACCGTACATTGGTTTCCTGAGACGTACAAGCGAGTAAATACAGGAATGTTTTATGTTCCTCACTTAGTAGCAGATAAGGTGCTTGACGCTGAATTAGCGACTAAGTTAAGAGAAGATGGAGTTGGTAAGACGGCATTTATTCTAGCCGCTGGTAATGCAAATTTTGCAGGGATTAATCCTCGGAATGTTAAGCCAACCAGATTGAGCTACGTTTATAAGTTTTTGCCGTTTTCACTTACTCAAGTGTATGCAGGACGAGTGGCGCAGTCTTTTGGCGTAGATGGCATGGTAACGACTGATAGCTCAGCGTGTGCTTCTGGCCTTAAAGTGCTGATGGATGTGCAAACACTGATTAAGAATTATGGCTACAATCGTGTGATTGTGCTTGCTGTAGAAGACCAAGTGGCTAATTCAACATTAGACTTCTTTGGTGAATCTAAAGCGATTTTGTCAGAAGAGGAAGCTAAAACAATTAAGCCTTCAGCTTTTGATAAAACAAATTACGGTTTTTATGTTGGACAAGGCGCAGCTCTAGCAGTATTTGAAGCAGAGCATATTTTGACTAACAAGCCGATTGCTGAACTTAAAGGCGCTTGGGCTTGTAGCGAAAATGCAACAAACGCCATTGGCCAACGTGAAGACGGTGAAGGATTTAAGAAAGCTATTGAGGGTGCTTTATTTGCTTCTAGCGTGCATCCTAAAGAAATTAAGATTGTTAAGGCGCATGGTACTGGAACTAAGTCTAACAACAATAGCGAAAGAAACGCTTTATTGGCATCATTAGGTAACTTTGTGGCTACTTCTTACAAGCAAAGAATTGGTCATACAATGGGTGCTAGTGGATTGCTTGAATCGTTAATGTTATTTGACGATATGGAAAAAGGTTACGTTCCTGAGATATTGAACAGAACTGAACATGATGAGATATTCTTATCTGAGAAAAGTGATGTTCCTGATGGGTGCGTTTTAAGTTTAGCCGCTGGAATGGGGAATATATACGCAGCAGCGGTATTTGACACAAGGGTCTAACATGGCTGATTTAGTTGATAGCAAAAAATTAGAGTTGTCTGTTGATGACATTATTCAAAAGGCAGCAATAAATACCAATTCCCCTTATTCTTTTGACCAAGTACGCAATTCAATTGCCCGTGAATTAGAAATTCCTGGCACTCAATTCTTACGTCAAGGCAATACTCTTTTTATCATCCATTACGATAACGATAGAAAAGGTATTTTTCGCGCACTAAACGCAGACACTAACTTCAATTACCTACAGAACAGTATTGAGTTTGTAAAAGCGGCTTACAACATGGGCTATGATGTTTTAATCACACAATTCTATGACCCGACAATTGCTAATATTTTCCGTGCAATTTCAAAAAATCCTCCTAACCCTGAAATGGGCTACAACATTAAAAAGGCCACAAAAGGATTTTTAGGCACAATTAAACTTGGCCCTACTCGCGGTGAACTTACAAAAGGAGCTAAATAATGGGTGGAATAGCTGACGCAATTGGGGATGCAATTAGTGGGGCTGTTGAAGCTGTTGGTGATGTAGTTGAAGCAGTTGCAGATAATCCTCTTGCTGCTGTAGCGATTGTTGCTGCGCCTTATGCTGCTCCTGCTTTTGCTGCTGCTGGTGTTCCTGCTGCATTAGCTACGCCTGTAGCTGCTGCGACTATTTCTGGAGCAACAACATTAGCTCAAGGTGGTGACTTAGGTGACGTACTAAAATCTGCTGGCGCTGCTGGGTTTGGCACTTATGTTGGCGGAAAAGTTGCTGGGTCTGTTGGTAAGGAGTTTGGCAAGGTTGCTGGCTCTGCTGCTGGTGGAGCTGCTGGTGGTGCTACTGGAGCATTTATTCAAACTGGTGATATTGAAACAGCATTGAAGAGTGGTTTAGTGGCTGGGGGTACAGCTGGTTTGATTGCAGGTGGCTCAGAAGCATTAAAAGGATTTGGTGAAGGAACTAATGTTACTGGAACTAGAACTAGCGGTGGATTTAGTCCAGGACAACAAATTCCTACATCACCATTTGGAACTACAGAAACAGTGTCAGCGACTTCACCTTACGGTACAATGACATACGATACAATGCCAAGCATGACGTATCAGCCTAGCTTCTTTGAGACAGATGTTGGTCAAACAATAGCTGAAGGCGGTAAACAAGTAGCAGAACAAACAATTAGTGGGCAGTTAGCTGAAATCCTAGGATTAATTCCTAGCGGAGCTGCGGCTGGTGGCGGTGGACTTCCTGCCTCAACAGCAACATTTACTGGACAAGGAAATGTTGGCGCTGGAACTGCTGCACTAGCACAAGCGTTGCGTGTTGCTGACCCAGGTACTCCGTTATTTGGCCCTGCTGGTGGCAAGCAACAAAATGTATGGAACACTGAATCATTACGTTATAAAGACGAGACTGGGAGCTAACGATGGCTAATCTTGAAAAGCTTTTAAAAACTAATGCTATGTCAAACCTTGATTTGAAGGCATTGGCTCAAATTCTACAAAGTAAAGGTCGCAAAGGCGATACGATACTTGCTCACATTACGCCAAAAGAAGCTGAAGAGCTTATGGAAGAGGGCGGAGCTGGCACAATTAACCCTGCTACTGGTCTCCCTGAGTTTTATGAAGACTACGGTGCTGATAGCTACATGGCTGGCTATAACTATGAAGCCCCTTCATATCAAGCTGCTCCAGACTATACGCCAACAACAAGCTTGTCATCATCATCTGATTACTACACTGGTGGTGGTTATAGCCCTGATGATTACACACCAATGTACACGGCTGGCCGTCCAGAATCTAATTATGGCGGTGACTTTACTGCTGGTGATTATCTCCCAAGCGCTTCTACTGGCTATGGTGATGGCTACAGCTTTACTGACTTTACTGGTAGAGCTGGTGGCGAAGGAACTGCTACGCCATTGTATCAAGGCGCTCAAGCTGAACAGGCTGCAATGCAACGTGCTGCAAGCCCAGAACTTGCTGCCACTGGTAAAGAAGGGCCAGGATTAGCTACTCAAGCTTTAGAAAAGTTAAAAAGTGTTACTGGCTTGTCAGAAGAAACATTGAAAAAACTTGGCTTAGCTGGTGCTGTTGGCTTATCTGGTTTAGTTACTGGTCGTGCCGCTAGAAAAGAAGGTCAAGCTGCTAAGAAAGAAATGGAAGCTTTAGCTGCCCCTTACCGTACTAGAGGTGCTGAGCTTACTAATGCTGCAATGCGTGGCGAATTAACTCCACAAAACCAACAAGCTGTTCAGGCTGCTCAAGCTAGACTTGCACAAGACATTCAAGGCCGTGGTGGTGCTGGTACACAGCAAGCTCAAATGCAAGTGGAAAACTTACGTCAACAAATGCTTGCACAACAATATGACTTGGGCTTGAAAATTAGCTCAATTGCAGATAATGTTGCATTAGGCGCGATTAGAACTGGTATGCAAGCAGACCAAGCTATTAACCAAGCTAACCAAGATTTCTTCACACAAATGGCTCAAATCCTTGGTGGTATGCCTAGTGCTACTGGCGCATCACCACAAATAGTTATTAGAAGGTAACTAAATTATGGCTGAATTATCTCAAGCACCAACCGCCCAGACCTCAAAAGCGTTAGGAACTGATTTCTCTACGCTTCCTATTCGTGAGCAATATGCACAAGTAAAAACTCCAGCACAAGCAAAAGAAGCTTCTTTAATGGGCTTTGAGCAACAAAGAACTGGCGCTGAAAAACTTGCTGAGCAAGAAGCTGGCCTTCAAGTGACTGGTGCTGAGCAGAAGCTAAAGGCAATAGAAGACTACGGCACTACTCAACAGAACTTAATGGGCGAGTATAAGACCAAAAAAGAATCAATGCCGTTTCCTGAGTTTCATCCTACACAAGACAATGCAAGCGATTTAATGACGTTATTTAGCGTTGTTGGAACGATTGGTACTGCGATGGGTGCAAGCGGTAAAAATGCTTCTCTAGGGGCTTTAAAATCAATGACAGGCATGATGAAAGGTTATCGTGAAGGTCGTGCTGATTTATTTACCCGTGAAAAAGCACAGTTTGAAAAAGATTTTAAGACCATGCAAATCAAGCATGAGGAAATTGCAAAAGACTTAAATCTTGCATTGCAATTGTCTTCTACTGATAGAGATAAAGCGATGGCTGTCGCTGATGTAGCTATTGCTAAAGCTGGTAGCCCTATTTTGCGTGAAAAAGCTCGTCTTCAAGGATTGGGGGAAACTGTTAAGTTTTGGAATCAAGTAGGAACTGATTTACAGTCTGCTGCTGACAAGATGGAAGACCGTAAAATCAAACAACAAGAGATTGGCATTAAAGCTCAAGGCAATGTCATCAGCGCTACTGACCTATACCTTGGCTCTGACGGAAAAGCTTACGCTATCAATAAAATCATGCCAATTGAAAAACAATTGCCTGAAGGCGTATCAATCGTATCTAAAGTTGGTACTCCAAGTGCCGCTGCTGGCGGTGTCGGCGCTATTCAAAACCGTTACAACATTGGTATGACTGGCGCAGTCAACGCGCTTGGTATTGAGATTAGCAACCTAGCTTCTGCACCTATCTTTGCTCGTCCTCCAGTGCTTGATAATGTATTAACCAATCCTTCCGCTGGTGTGACCGAAGCAGTTGTGGCTAATGCTGGCCGTCAAATTACTGAAGCTGAAGCCCGTGTATTCCAGCAAATGGCTGCTGGTGCATCAAGAGCTGAAACAATCGTAATGACGCAAGGCCGTCCAGGTGCGGCTACTGGTGAGATGTTTGCTGAGATTGGTAAGCAACAACCTAAAGCTGGTGATTCATTAATCTCAACCTATCTATGGCTTGCTCAATTGAAACAAACTGTAAACCTAGCTGAGAAAGATTTGGCTATGGCTGGCGGCAATCCAGAAATGATGAGACAAGTTGCTGGTGTTAAAGACCAAGTAAACAAACTTATTCCATACGATGTTCAAGACGTAACTCGCGTTATTCGTGGTGGCGGCAAACAATTGCTTGATGACAAAGTTGGTTCATTGATTAAAAATTCAGTAAACAATGACCGCTTTGAGAGAGACCTTGTTCTATACGGTTCTACTCCAAGATTTAAAACTAATGAAGAAGCTCAAGCGGCCTTTAATAAAGGAAAAATTCAAAAAGGCCAGCAAATTATTATTGGAAAAGAAGTGGGTATCTGGGAGTAATTATGGCATTTAAACCACAAGCTACATTAGGGGACGCTCCTATTTCTCAAGAAGCTCCAGCTGCGTCTGAAACGATTGTTGCTCCGACTGTAGATGTTGGTGCTCCTCCTAAGTTTAAACCTACTGGAAGTATCAAAGATTCTGGTGGTAACTACGGATTTAAGAAAATGGGTGAGGGTGAAGGCGATTACGTCTCTACTTACTCTGGTGGTCGTAAGTCTGGCAGTCAAATTGCTGGTGAAACACTAAAAGCTACTGGTATTGGTGGTGCTATTGGTGCGTTTACTCCTGAGATTTTGACTGGACTTGGCATTGCTGCTGCTCCATTTCCATTAACAGCTCCTTTAGCTCCAGCATTGCTTACTGCTGGTCAAGCTGCCCGTGGAGCACGTTTAGGAACTGCTGCTACTTCTGCGCTATTAGCTGGTGGTTCTAAGTTAGCTGGTGAATTAACTCCAGGAAAAGAAACTCCAGTGGCTATCCCTGGAACTGGACGTACAATGCCTCGCGGTGAGCTTGTAGAGAATGTTGTTGGCTTTGGCGCTCCTGCTGCTGGTGCTGTAGCTAAAAGCGTAGTGCTTAGAGCTCCATTGATGCACAACGTAGTTGCTTATTTCCGTCAAAAGAGTGGCTCTCAAGGTGAGTATGCTGATGCAGCTGCCCGTGAGCTTGCTAACTTCCGCAATAGAACTCCAGTAAATGAGTTGCTACAAAGCAACCGTGCGTCTCAACGCTTAGAAGCTTCCAATACTGATTCATACCGTGAAGTATTTAAGTTTTTACAGTCTAAAGACCAAGCCACACAAGATGCAGCTATCGGTAGAATATCCGCAGCTCAACAGCAAGCAGATAAAATCCTTGCTGATGCTACACAGAGGGCTAATCAATTAGTTACTACTGATAAGGCTAGAGCCAAGCTAGTTTTAGATGAAGGTGATGCTGCTGCTCGTAGAATCATTGACCAGTCTGTAGATGATGTTGCTAAGAAGCTAGGCATTGCTCGCCGTGCTGAAAGTGCTGCTCGTAAAGTAACAGCTGCGCCAGGACAAACACTACAGTCTATTGGTAACTTCAATGTGACCAACGCTGAAATCGGCGGAAGCTTACAACAGCGTGTTGTAGCTAACTTATCATCTGAAGAGCAAGCCCTATCAAGCCAATACACACAAGCTCGTAAGGCTGTGGATGACATTGTGCGTCAAAAAGAAAGCCAAGGCATTGGCGTTAAGAATACTCAAGCTTTTGCTGAGCTCCGTGACTTTATTGATAGCAAGCTTTTACGCGGTAGGTTTGGTAAGGAAGCGCAATTCGCTCCAGTGACAGAAGCGCAACAAAAAAATGTTTACGAAAATATCCGTAAAGCCATTAACGACCAAGAGATTTTAATCGGGGTTAGCCAAGACGGTACGCCAGTCTATCGTAAAGTGCCAACAAGCTTTGAAGCGCTTGACCATGTACGCCGCAAGTTAGGCGAAGTGTTTGATGGCAAGGCAGTTGAAGGCTATGACGGCTTATTGAAAGACCAAGCTAGAGATTTATACGGAAAAATCCGTAAAATCCAAACTGAGTACACAGACAATGCTTATGACAGCGTGCTTAAAAACTATGCAGAAGGCAAAGGCGCAGTCAATGAACTTGGTATTCCTACTGGTGCTAAGCTTACTAAGACTGACCGCTTAAACCCTGAGTATTTAACCTATGACCCATCTGGCTTGCCTAATGAGTTTTTCTCAAGCCGCAAGAAGGTTCAAGACTTAATCACTTTGGTGCGTGACCCTGCTTATGTAGAGCAACAAGCATCAAATCATGTGGCTCGCGTACTTAAAGACAAGGACGCTAAGTTTGCAGAGAAATATCTGTTCGACAATAAAGAATGGATTAGCTTATTCCCTAACCTAGAGCGTAATGTAGCTGCTCATACGGCTGCATTGAAGCGTGGTGAGAGCGTAGCGCCTAAATCTACAACGCTGGCTCAATCATTGCGTACAGAAGTTAAAGCTCTTCCTGGAGTAGCACAGAAAGAAGCTGCGGCAACACAAAAAGAGGCTGCAAAATCAGCAAAACAGATTGAAGAAGAATCTCGTAAGCAAGCTAAACAGATTATGGGTGAAGCTCAAGCACAAGCTAAAGTTTTAAGTGCTAGTGCTAAGCAAGCTCAAAAACTATTGGGGACTGGAGACCCTGTAGCTGAGATTGAGAAGCTTATCCTTACTGGACAGACTAAACGCTTAGAAGAGATTGCTCCTCTATTAAAAGAGGATGCCAATGCGATGCGTGCTTTCGACCAGTCATTGAAAATTACGCTTTCACGCGAAAACCCAGCTACTATTGTTGATAAGTGGGAGCGTACAATTAAACCAGCATTATCAAATACAGGCTTAATCTCACCAGCACAAGCGGACAACATTACTAAACGTATTAACCAAGTAAGAATGACGCTTGAGCCTAATGAGGCGGCCTTAACAATGGTATCTATCATTCGTGGTGGTACTACATCATCAGTCGCAAGAAGTTTATCAGGAGAATAAAATGGAATCAGAAATGTTAGCTCGTAGTGACATGGAAATGACTAAAGCTGAGCGTGATGCTGGCCGTAACGAAGCAGAAGGCTCTAAAGAAGCTCAACGCTACTTGCGTGAATTGCGTATGCAAGATGCTAAACGTGCTTCAGAAAAGCGTTCAATGCGTAAAGGCAAACGCTAATGGCAAAAAAGGACAAGGGGATAAATCCTGCGCTTGAGGATGCCGTATCAAGCTTACTAAAAGAAGTAATGGCCGATAGCATGGCTAGTATTACAGATAAGACTAAGGTGATTGACCGTGCATTGAAGCTGGAAGCCATCAAACAGAAGATGCAGGATGATGAATGGGGCAGTGGCTTTGTTGCGGATGATGACGATTAAGGTTAGTATGTGAGTGTCATTAATCAACGGGGATATTTACATGAACGAAGTCGTTTTGCAATTTGTACGTTTAGCTTTACAGATTTTATCTGATAGGCTGCTCACTATTATTGTATTAGTTTTATGTTTCACACTGGCTTGGTACACTGTTACCCATCCAGATTTAATCAGACTGGGGACAACTATGTTGTTCTCGGTTTTTAGTTATCTTCTGATAAAAAACAAGGAAGGAAAACAAGATGGAATACCAAGACAAGAAGGATAAATGTGCTATGCCAATCCGCTCACAAATTCCAAGTGACGCGGTTAAACAAGTAGCAACTGGCGTAGGCAAATGCCCATCAGGCGGCTACCGTTCAATGTTTGTTTTCGGTGGCAGCGGTGAATCTAACGTATCACCTACCGATTTTAAAGGCAAAAAGGTTAATTAATTATGGCTAATAATATTGCTTTTCAGCCAATGGGAGCTTTGGTTGTAATGACTGCATCATCAGCTAATGTGCAGGGCAATGTTGTCACCATTACTGCCTCAAGCCCGTCAAACCAATACTATGTATCTAACCCAGACAAAGACAATGGCATTTTTGTTGCGTATGGTCAAACAGCTAACATTACAGCGTCAATTCCAGTCGAAGGAACTCCTGCTAATGTAGTTTACATTCCTCCATATACTTCTAAAGTGTTTACTGGCCCTCAATGCAGTGCTACTAAAACAGTTTATGCACGAATGATTGGCCCACACAACAATGCAGTATGCTATGTCTGCCCAGGTGAAGGCTTGTAATGACGCGTAATCAGCCAGGTCTCAATTGGATTGAAGAAGCTTACAAGCATATAGGCCAAAAAGAGATTGTTGGCATCAAGTCTAACCCATGGATATTGAAGCTGTGGCAATTGAAAGACAAGTGGCTTGGTACTGACGATAGCAAAGTGCCTTGGTGCGGAGCTTTTGTTAATTATGTTTTGACTAATTGTGGTTACTCAACCATTAAGACTTATTATCGTGCAAGAGACTGGGCTAAATGGGGTCAAGCATTACCTAAACCATGCGCTGGATGTATTGTAGTGTTTCAACGTACTGGCGGCGGTCATGTGGGCTTCCTTTTAGGACAAGATAAGAGTGGCAACCTTTTAGTGCTTGGTGGAAACCAAGGGGATAGCGTAAACATTGCTGCTTTTGACCCGAATAGAGCTATTGCCTATCGCTGGCCTAATGAAAAGGCAGTGCCGCAAAAGTTTTATTTACCTGTTACAACTGCTAAAGTAAAACTTAGCACTAACGAAGCATAGGAGATAACAATGTTTAATTTCATCTTAGAACGTAGCAAAGAACCATCATCATGGCGCGGCATTTCTTTATTCTTAACAGCTTTAGGCATCTATGTTGAGCCAGCTTTATACACACAGATTACAACTGTTGGGGTTGGCATTGCTGGTCTTATCGGCATGGTAACAAAGGATAAGTAATGAAAAAAGAAACTAAAATCGCAAAAGTAATGCGTGAGTTTAAAAAAGGTGAGCTCCATTCTGGTAAAGGTGGCCCAGTAGTTACCAATCCAAAACAAGGCATTGCTATTGCATTGTCTGAAGCGTCACGCATGAAACGTAAGGCTAAAGGTTCTGCTCGTAAAAGCAAACGATAGACAGCATGGCTACTAGCTTATCAATCAAGCGTGGTGAAAAGCTACCTACATCACAAGGGGCTGGTCTTACTGCTAAAGGTCGCGCGAAATATAACCGAGAGACTGGAAGCAATCTAAAAGCGCCAGCTCCAAACCCTAAGACTAAGCGTGATGCCGCTAGAAAGAAATCCTTTTGTGCGCGTATGTCTGGTATGCCAGGCCCTATGCGTGACAGTAAAGGAAGGCCAACACGAAAAGCCGCTTCACTTAGAAGGTGGGGCTGTAGAAGGTAAGTGGTGGGGCTACTAGCAGTTCCAGAGTTGAGTGCTAAATTCCACAAGGGTTAATAAAACAACCACGTTCGCCCCATAAGGGTAGGTACTCGCTGCACTGGTGCAATTGCCTTGCGTACGCGCTGCCAGCATTTGCTTTCCCTATAAATGGTGAGGTACTAATGTTGGACGAAGCTACCGTTTAAAGAAGTTCCACGTTCCCTCATAAATCTTAAAACTCAATATCTTTTAATGCCTGTGTTGCAGCAATGTTTATTGTATCTACTTTTAAAGCTTCATTAACAAGCAGCGGCAAAACATCCCTCATTTCTTTTGTCATGTCAGAATAATGAACGCAATGCAAAGCTCTTAATTGTTTATAAGCATCGGTATTTTCACTTATATTCATTACATCCATTACTTTATCTAACGTACAAATACTAAAATGGTTGTCAGTAAATAATTTATTAATTGCCGTCTGAACTACAAGCTTTTTTACTTGAGGTATCGAGGATATGCTTCCAGTAACCATGCCATAGTCCATCTGAATATCCTCTGTCGTATTCGTATTGTTTGTCGAGCTTTCTTGCCCACTTGTAGAAGATGAACCCGACCCAAAACCCAATCGAGAAACTAAAAATGCTTTCATACATACTATCCCCTTTATTTTTACGCTGATTGCAACAGCTTGCCATCAAATACATACGTTCCTACATGGCCTAGCTGAACCCACGGTGCGGCATGAACCTTACCGCCATGCTTACGCCATAGCATACAGAAATGATAGTCTTCTGATAGCAAACGATTAGTGCCTTCCTCTATGCTGGTGGCAAAGTATTCTTTAATCACATCAGCTTTGATTGTGCCAGCCAAGTCTAGTACGTCATTATTATAAGTCGGTACTTTATCTGCAAGCTTCTCAAACACTTCACGTTTAATTAGCATGAAGCCAGTGCCGCCGTTCCAAATCTCTACTGGTTGATTGACTGGGATGGTCACTGAGTTTTCGTAGCCTACTAGGTTGACTACAAAGCTTCCTGTATTGAATTGAAGCTTCTCATCAGGCTCGCCACGTTCAACAGCAGCACGAACAGCCGCCCAGTTAATCTCTTTCTTAGGGTAAATGCCACAGATAATATCTTTATCGACTTCAAGCATCGGGAATATGTCTGCTGGATTAAATTTAATATCAGCATCAATGAACATCATGTGGGTGGCTTCTGACTTCAAGAAGTTATGCACTAGCGCGTTGCGTGCGCGTGTGATTAAGCTCTCATTAAACATGAAGCTATATGTTACTGTCACCCCAACCTTTTGCGCTTGATTTTGAAGCGTTAGCATTGCTTGAGTGTAGTAGCCAGCACACATTCCACCGTACATTGGCGTGGCTATAAAGATATGGTGCTTGTTCATTTAGTTTCTCCAATCAATCTGTAGTTAGCAACAAAACATTCATCACCGTATCTGTTAATGACTGCCTTGCGTTCCGAAATAATATTATGGCCTTGCGTGCGTAAATCAAACACACAAGCCGCCAATCTCATCACCCCAAAAGCATCTAGCGCGTATTTTGCGTCAATCGGCAATCCAGCCTCTAAATGCTCTAAAATCATTTCTTTTTGCGTCTTTTTCATATCGTCATCCCCTCCGAAAAAAAATTCATGTTTTTGGTAAGTATTTGATTATAAAGTGCTTTTCTTTTTGTTGTTTAAAACAGTCCAGCCGTCATAGTTGTAAGAGCGCAGTTCCGAGCCTTCCCACTGAATATGAATGGCTAAATCATCTGCAAGCCAACATCCTAATTGAGTAGCGCTGGTTGGGTGCGTGGTATAAGCCAATTTCCCTGTTCCAGTCCTACATTCTTCATCAGTAAGCACAATGCGTCCTCCGCCTGTGTTTAATGTGTACATAATCGGCTTTGCTTGTGCGCTTAGCGCCAAAACCGCTAATATTGCTCCAATTGTGTATTTCATTGCATCTGTTCCTTTTTAATGAATGAATCAACCACATCAAGCACCTCAACAAGCGTCACCTTGCCATAATCATCACGCTCAAGTTCAAGAAGTCTGTCATGCACTTGCTCTATCGCAGTAACAAATCCAGTTTCGTACGCTTCACCAATTACTCGTTGTAGCATCTTCGTTATCCTTTATAACGCTAGGTAAGGTGGGAGCTGCCAAAAACGTATGCTCCCAATACGTCCTAACGGCTAGCAGGGCGCTAGCTCACCTTTTGGCTGGTGGGGTTCTATAACTACTAAGCATTTGCCGCCTTTTATTGGTTCTGCGCGGAAAACGACTAGCTTTTCGACCTGACAATCGTCTTCAAAGACAAAACTCTCTAAAGCGTCTAAAACAGCCTTAATACGATTATCAATATCGGTTTTACGCTTATCGCGTGGGCGTAAAGCAATAGTCACTTGCAATGGTATCGTTCCAAGATTAGGAATTTGGTTTTCTAGCAAATAAGCGACTACATCCTCTCTAAATTTGCGTCCTTCCTTCGATATAAAGCGCCTATGACCATTTGCACGCCAATAGGAGTTGATAGAAGGCGGATAAGGCAAATTTAAAGTGATTACCACGGCACTTCATCCTCATTCTTACCACTGTTTACTTCTACAGGGTACTGAGTTTGGTTGCGGTCAGGTTTCCAAGTGTCTTGCGATAGGCTAATAAGCTTCCCCATTGCAGTCGTTCTTTCCCAAGCGCTAATTTTAATAATATCCCCAGCTTTTGCGTCCTCTAAAAGCATAATCTGTCCGCGTAAGTCGGGTGCTCTATCGTTTTTCTTTTCCTTCTGCGTAAACAACACGCCTTTTCCTGGTTGTGCATTGTGTTGTGCCATTATTAATCCTCCAGTTTAATTTTTCCTACATAACCGCCTTCAATATATGGCACTTGTTGTTTTTCAAACCATATTCCAATATCACCACATGATGTTTTACCATGATACACATACAAATACTGTGGCTCTTTAGGCTGTGGTTTAATGCGGTATTTATAAAATGTAGTTTCCCAATCAGGTGGACTATCAGCCTCATACCATCTAGGATTTGCATTTTCTCTAATGTCAGCCTGTTCAATCTCAGCACCATCAGCCCATGCTTTTATTTCTTTATGCCATTTATGTTGTGCCATTATTCCTCCTTAAAAACAATCTGTGTTGCAATTACCTTCTTCATCGCAACAAGTGGTGCAAGTGACCATCCTTGTTCCTGATGTTACGGTATGAGTTGTGCAATTTGCATAAGCCGTTAATGAAATTATTAATAATGCTATAGCGATTAATAACTTTCTCATAATCATTCTGCCTTGAGATTGTCTTTTCGGGCTTTAACGACAGCTGAAGTAAGTCTAATCATATCGTCTGCTTCCCATGTGCTAATAAACTCTTCATTAGCGTGACGGATAGCATGAATACGCTCGTCTTTCTCTTCTAGCTTAATCTTTGCACTCGCATAAATCTTAGCGCAAATCTCGGCATAGGCATCGACCCACTCGCCAAGTGAGTTATGGCGGCTGTAAACCTTTGCGCCTTCACCATCAGGAATATTTAACGGAATACCCATTGGCTCTTCGGGCTCATCATTCAAAATCTCTACTTCGCCCATGTCTTTAATCGGAGTTGGCGCTGGTTTAACGTCAAAGTCCATGACCTCTTCTACTGCGTAGTGACCTAGAATACAAGCTGGGTAAATTGAACGTACTGCGCGACTAATTACGCGAGCTCTAAGCATATCTTCTGGGTACTTTTCCCATCCTGAACCCATGCGGTACAGTCCAGCTTGCTTAGCCATGTCAATTGTCCATTCGACAGTAATTGAACCGCCAGCTTCATGCGTGAACGTGCCTGAACATTTAGTGCGAGAAACTTCATTCCATTTAACCTTGCCGCCAGCTAGTTGGAAACGCGCGAGAATAGCTTGGCTCTTTAGCGCTGGTCTGCCTTGGATGATGTCATACTCTTGCACAACGGTTGCTGGGTGCTTATTCTCAGCTTGTGCGACCAACATCACTGCCATGACCTGTTCTTTTGTTTTAAAGCCGTAAAAACCCGACTTAACAATGCTTTCAGCCATGACGCTCATATCATTTACTGGAACTAGGCTAGTCATTTGTCTGCCCCCTCGTAATAGAATTAATCGCTTGCATAGCGTGAACAGCGACTTGTTGTGCGCCTGTCATTGGAACACCTGCTATTGCTGGTGGGTCTATCTCTAGTTTTACATTGACTGCTTCGTTTGCTTCGTCATCTGTAATGGTAATTGTGATTGTGCTCATGCTTTTCTAGCCTCCATAAGTTGTTTAGCCATTGTTACTGCCGCAAATGGCATCTTTTTCCCTGCTTCTTCACTGTCTATCATTGGAATAATTGCGTGCATTGCTAGTCCAATATATAAATCCAGCAAAATAGCTTCATATTCTGCTTTGTCTTCATTCAAAATGCTCATAAGGGTACTCATTTCACTAAAAAGCGGCGCGAGCCAGCTTGCTCCACCACAAATTGTTCATAAATGTCAGGCATCGCGCTTTTGAATAAATCAGCTGAGAAACGCTTGCTTGGCTTGCTATTTTTCCATGAGATAAGCGTGCGCCCATCCACTGAAACTAATTCACTATTATCGCCCATGATTGCGCGTAGCTTAGCTTCAATTTGGTCTGCTTTATCTTCGTATTGCTTGATGACTTCTTTAATCTCTTTGAGCGCCATAACACCTTGCTCAATCTGTTGATTAGCGAGCATCCGTAAACCATTCTCGATAGGGTACAAAAGCTTGGTCTGCTCAATCGTTTCAGGTTCAGGCAATGTCTGAGCATTAACGTGACCCCAAAATACAGCCATTTGCTTAATAACTTCGTCCTTCATAGCTTCTGTGATTGTGAAGTCGAACGTCTGAAATTCTTGACCGCCGAACAGAACAGCAAGCACTACTCTGTCAACATTGTGAACTGCGGCTTCATGAACTATCTGAACATAATCAGCTGGTGGTATGCGTAAATCATCAACGTCAAACTTACTGCGAGCCCCAGCGTTATAATTTTTCGCTTCAACGAGCGTGCTTCCATCAGCACTAATAAAATCAAAGTGACTGCGTAGCCAGCTATGATTGGGGTGAGTAAGCATATAGTCCGCATCTTTTAATTCTATTCCTAGTCTTTCTTGTGCTAATTGACCAATGATTGGTTGCATCACATGACCCATTTGTACCGCCTCAATACCACTTAAATCAGGCGCTTCTAATTTGCCTTGCTTCTGCATAATCACTTCAATTGCTTTGCCATTAACTGCTTGGCGGCTGTCACTAGCCCACCATGCGCTATTTCTTACTGCTGGTTCAAAATCACTTCTATCATTAGCCATGATAAGTTTCCTTTATCGTTAGGTTTGTTGTAATAAGTTTTTAAAATGGTTCATTTGGCATTGGAACTGGAACTAATTGCTCAAAGTGTTCAGCTTGCTTGCCGCATAAATGGTCATAATCGCGTGCATTTTCCGCGTAATACTGCTTGTTTACTCCCGTGACTAAATCAACGTACGTCAAGCGTGGATTAGTGCATACAGTAACGCGCAAGTGGGTACAGTCTATACAGAACTTCATGTTATTCCCTCGTTAGTTGTTGATAGGAAGCTCTACAGTAGAGCATTAGAATTGTATTGTCAATCATTATTTTTTCGGTCATAGTTACTGCACTTGCTTATTGTCATAAGTGAGCTCCTTAGCATTTTTTTAGCCTCACTTCGGTGGGGCTTTTTTTTGCCTATCCGCGCGTAAACAAAATAAACGGCTTTGTGGATAAGTCTGTGGATAACCTGTGGATAGAATGTGGATAACTTTATTTTCCATACCCATATCGTATATGTATTAATATATATAAATAAAACTTACGTTTTATTAATACTTCTATTCTTATATTTCTACATATCCATATAGCATATATAGCATTGCTTAATTTTTAGGCAAAAGGAATTTAAACCCATCAAAGCCCACCTGATTAGTTGAAAGCCAATTGACCATAAATCTAAGTTGCATCTGCCATGAAGGCTCTAAGTCTTTACGCTTAGATAATTCAATCGCCAAGTGTTTGACGGCTTCAAGCATATATTTCTTTGTGTAAAAATCACCGAACCTGTAAAGCGTATATTTGCCTGTCTTTACTGGCATTGTGTGATTCCATATCATGCGTAAAGTAAAAAATAAGTGCTTAGTTTCCATGTCTTTGGGATAGTAAAAATTATTGCTTCTATCCTTCCATCGCCAATTTAAATCTAATTCATTTTTGCTTGCTGATTCAATTTCCATGTTATCCCCCATGTGTTGATATCAAAATTAAAAGAAAGGGGCTAAAAAACCCCTTAAAATTAATCCTAGGTGTATTTATTTAAGTAAATGAGAACCCTTTTTCACATTTTTGCTTAAACAGTATTTATTACCCATTGCCTCAATGACTGCTTTCACTTTTTTAGCGTGTTGCTTTTTGCTTTCCTCGCTTGGTGAACTTAGCCCATAAAAATTAGAGATAACAAAATCGTCATCGCAATTACTAAACTTGAATAAATTAAACATAATTAAACCTCCACAATTTTAAATGTATCAATGCTAGGTACGTCTTCCATATATCCATCAGCAACCGCCCTCTGCATATCATTTATAAAGCAATTAAGCTCATTTTCAGCCTCTTGGCGCGTGTTAAACGTAGTCTTGTAAGCTTCACCATCAGCGTCAACACTTAGCCAAGTATTTAGCCAACCATCAAACAAAGTAAACTCTTGAATTTCAAATTTAGTCTGCATATTTAACCTCGCATTTAGCCTCTGTATTTTTAATACCAAAAAGAGCATCTCCAGCTTCACTAGGAAACCTACTGCCTAAATCAGCAATGTGCGTAATATCTTGTTTTTCATCAATGCCAAAGCATTGACCAATGTAATACTTAATTTCAAATCCATTATTTACACGCACAACTCCAACATTTCCATGCCCAGCGCAAAACCATACAGTACCTAATATCTCAAAGCTCATTTTTAAGCCCCCTCTTCAATTAATAACTGCTTAAACTCGTAGGCGCTTAATCTATCTTGCTTACTTAAATAAGCGGCTTCTATGTATCCATCTGAATGACCTTTTTCTTTTAATTCTTTAATAAAATTTAATGCTTCTCGTATAAGTCTGTTCATAATTATTCTCCTTAGAATTAAATTAACTCATTAAATCGTGTATATTTTCTTCATCATGTGGGCGCACTGATAAAACTTGGTCAATTGCCTCCTGTATCACTTCCCAATTAATTCCTTGATTGGCATCGTGATAATGAAAAAGTAACTCAAGAACCTCCTTGCATTGCTCATCGGTTAAATGTATTCCATGTCTAATGGCTTGAGCGTTATTGATATCGTCATAGCCCCAAACATCATGCAATTCTGTTTCGCCCTTGGTATTAATAACTAAGTGAGCCATTTTGAGCCCCTTTCGCATTGGTATAGTTAAACTCGGATTGTAAAATCAGCGCATGGCGCATAATTTGAAATATTGCATAAGCCATAATAAGCCCCTCATCTGTTAGGAAAATGATTGCCTAGTGACAATCCTATAAGCGCCTATTAATAAGCGCCTATAAGTTGGCATTAAGCGGCTACTTCTAGCGCTTCTGTCTTCTCTGATTGCACCCAAGAAGGCGGCTTGTTGTCATAAGTAAAACTATCGCGTAATGGCATCACAACACCGAGCACGTTATCAGCGGCAAAACGTATCATTGCGCTGTTACTAGCGCCGTTATGCTGTACTTTGCAATTGCCTCCGCATATCAAGCGTGCGGCTTTATCAAAGTCTGCTAGGTAGTCATTGTTAAAGCTTGTAGCTTCGCCATTCACTTCACTAGGTATCACGCGCCGCCAATTAGGGAATAATCCCTCTAATAACAAGCCCCCAATTGATTGCGCGCCGTCATCAATCGTAAACCTATTGCCTTCAATCGTGATGATTAAGCTTGTGGCTTTAGTCTTAATTGCACGCTCTAAAGCTTCACGCGGCAAAATAGCGCTTAATCCTTGCCTTTCGTTGAACTCGAATTGAATAGCTAACAATCTGTGTCCATCAGTTGAGACTGCTGTTAATCCGCGCGTATTGCTTTCAAAGTAAATGCCATTTAAATAAGCACGGATATCTTTTTTAGCGGCGCATAACAATAGCGCCTTTACTTCATTGGTTTTAATTGTGAATTGCATAATAAAGCCCCTCTACATTAGGAAAATAAAATAAAAAACCCAGCCAAGCATAGCGCACCAAAAAACAAGCGCGTCCAATACATCTTCACGTTTTCGCGCCATAATCAAGCCTTGTTAAAATCTTTAATATAAAAATTGAATCCAGCTTTTTGCATTGCATTAAAAGCCCTTTCACTCAAAGGCTGGATATTCTTACTCTTTTGTAATGCTAAATAATCGCTATACGTCATAATAAAGCCCCTATTTCGTTAGAATAATGATTGATTAATATCAATCCTTAAGCCCTCTTAAATTAATCGCTTAAAAGGGCTTAAAATTAATACTATGCCGCCGCTTGTACTTCTACTGTTACATTTTGCGCTTTAATATAATCAGCGGCTTTTTGTGCTAATGCCGCCGCTTTAAATATTGCTTTATTATCGTCACGGCAAGCTTTTAACCATGATTGAATATAGCCCGCATGGCGCAAATCACCCTCTATCTTAAAATCAGCACATAAGAAGGCGGCGCTAATTTCAGCCACAAGCTCTTCGAAAGCATAAGCTGGATTGCCGAATCTACCCTTGTCAAGCTGTCTATCTAGTCTGTGCTTAGCGCCAGTCCAATGGCTTAATTCATGGAATACAGTAGCGTAATAATGCTCTTTAGAATTAAAAGCGCTTGCATTTGGCATTTGAATATAATCTTTTGACGGCATATAAAACGCGCTATCGCCGCCGTGTTTGAGAATAGCGCCCGTTTCAGCTATTTTCTGTTCAATTGCTGGAATTGGATTAAATGGCGTAGTGTTTTCAGTTTCAAGCGGTAGCAATTCCGCGTCAGTTTGCTCGGCATTGAATACGGAATAGGTTTTTAAGATAGCAAAGCTTGACGTTTCACTTTCGCCGCTTTCATTGGTTTTTGTTTTACTCATAGGTTTAAAGAAAACAATTTGCGTAGCTTTCTCGCCTTTCTTTACATTAAAGCCCTTTTCTTGCCATTGCTTATAACTAGCCCATGCAGGATTGCTAAAGCCCGCCATTCCTAAGATTAAAGTGTTGATACCTGAATATGGTTTTTGCGTGATAAAGTTTTTATCAGCGCTTGAATCCGCTTGCCAAGGTTTAAGCCACGGTAAAGCGCCTTTTTCCAATTGTTCGATAATTTTGTCAGTTACTTGTTGATAAACATTGATTGTCATAATAAAGCCCCTCGTTAGGTTGTAAGGTGAGTAGATTATAATCTTATAATATTAATTGTGTAAACATATTTTTTATATTTTTTTATATGTTTTATATTTTTTTTATGTATTAATAAATATATATTAATAAGTATATGAATTAATACATATTTATATTAATAAATATATGTGTATTAATACATATATATATATAAGGTATAAATTATTAATAAATATATGTAGTGAATATGTAATAAATATATAAGGGCGATATTTAAAGCGATACATCTGAAAGATATATACACTGCGCGCGTTTACTTTTAATTAAAAACCTTTCCGCGTAGCTTCGAGGGTAACCCTCCATTTTTTATATGTGTATATATATTAATTATTATTATTTTATAAATATGGGTTTATAAATATGGTCATATTCTGTGATTTTGTTTTTATATTTATATGCCCAACTCGAATGGGTTTCGCTTGCGTTTGTGCGTGAGCCCCAACTCTCTTCCCCCCAAAAAAAAATACGTTTTTCTTGTATTTCCTATTTATTTGTATTAATGTGTTAGTACCGTATTAGGAGAAAGACATGATAGAGATTACAAAGAAAGTACCATTACCAGAATTAAGAGAAAGAAATACATATCCTTATGATGAGATGGAAGTAGAGGATAGCTTCTATGTAGAAGGTGTAAGTGTGCAAAGTATCTTTAATAGCAATTACAAGCGTAATAAGCTTGGAGAGAAGAAGTTTATTGCGCGCAAAGAAGGCAATGGGGTTCGTGTCTGGAGAGCAAAATGACCAAAGAAACACAATTTAAAGCGTTTATGGATGAGCACAAGGATAGCCTGAAGATGGCGTTTGCTCATGGTAACTTTGAGGATGCGATTAAGGTCGTGTTTGATGCTGGCTACGCTAAAGGCTGGGAAGAAGGCATGGATGATGCCAGTGAGATTCAAGAGCAATACATTGTGAATGGTGACGAAGAGTGATAACTGAAGAGAGTATGCCTGTCATGTTCCCTAAATGGGATAACGGAGAGCCTGTAGAGATAGCCTATCCTAGACGCAATAAGGAGTGGATTAGCCTATCTGATGACGAGATGATGGTGTTCTTATTCAAGTACCACGGAAAGAGCCTTGTAGAAGCCTTAAAAGAGTTTGAGATAACATTGCGTGAAAAGAATGGTCGGATTTAGGCCAGCAACAATAGATGAAGCTGTAGAATCTATCCTAAGATGTATGACCAGAGAGTGCAGAGTGATGCATCTTGCTTGGTTTAGAGACAAACAAGGGGATATATTTGCTGACGAGGTGAAGCGCCTTGTAGAAGCTAAGTTTAAGAAAAGGAAATGAGCGTGGCTGAAGATGTAACGAATGATGAAGTGATGGGTCAAATGCTTTTTGAGAGAGCTAAGACTGAATATCCTTATCTTGCAGACAAAGATGTAGGATTTACTTATACGCCGAACGAAGGTCGTGGATATTTAGAGTTTTATGCGCCTGATGAGCCTGGCAGTGAGGATTTTCCGCGTCCAAAAGAGCTGCCGATGGGTAAGGTAGGCATACAAGTGTTTAATCCTAAAACACGCACTACAGACATCCTTGCTGATTATGTGTCGCACTACGGGGTTGAGAATGACCCAAGACTAAAGACTGATTACGATGCTTTTATTGCGTCTTTAAATCCAGAACAAAACCAGCGCTTGCAAGAGCAATATGCTTTCTATCAGAAAGACCCAGAGTACAAAGAGACGCGTCCTTACGAGGAATGGCTAAAGGCTAGTGGTTATCCTGGCTACTTCCGTGGATATACGTTTGACCAATGGCCAGCTGAGTTTAATCAGAAGGCTTACACAAAAGAACAGATTGATTTGCTCAACAAAGTGCGTCAATACCTAGGAATTAAATAATGGACAACATATCTAATGACGAAGTGATGGCGCTTGTTAAAAAAGAGCGCGTTCCTGAAACAAATATTTTTATTGGCGCAATTAAACCAGATGAGAAGTTGTTGCGTGAGCCAATGGGGGGTGAGATTGACTTCTTTAAAGAGAACCCTCATGTTGGTGGCATGATGACACAAGAAGATTACATGGTTGCGCTCAATCCACATTCAAAGCTATCTGATGCTGAGAAGCAACAAGTCATGCGTAATGAGCTTGCACGCGTAATTATGCACAGAACCAAAGTGCCAGAATACGAAATAACGCCAGAACAGCAATACCACTTCTCTACTATGAATAAAGGACGCTCATACGGCGGCCCTGAAGACATTAGAGCCACTATATTAGCTCGTATTGCAACTGGTGACAGCTCGGCTTTAAACGCCACCAGCGAACAAATGAAGTACGCAAAACAGCTTAAAGATGCAGTCGAACAGTATTTATCAGGGATAAAATGAAATTTAACTTAAATGAGTTTTACAACTTCTGCTCACAGCTGAAGATTGAGACAAAAGAGCAAGGTCTAAAGAAAATGGACAACTTGCTCGGCACTCAAACTTATGTGATGAACGAGATTGCAAGCGGCCTTGAAGAAGGCAAGCACTTCTTTGTTATTTTAAAAGGACGGCAGCTCGGTATTACTACTATCAGCTTGGCGCTGGACTTGTATTGGCATTTTAAAAACCCTGGTCTTAATGGCACGCTCACTACAGACACAGAGGAGAATAGAGATATGTTCCGCTCTACGCTCGCTATGTACATGGAGGGCTTGCCAAAAGAATACCGCATCCCTATTCTCGCTCATAATAGAAACCAACTAGCTTTGCGTAACCGAAGCCGTCTATTCTATCAAGTCGCTGGCTTGCGTGCTAAAGGCTCTTTAGGCCGAGGCAAAGGTATTACCTTCCTACACGGTACAGAAACGTCATCATGGGGCGATGAAGAGGGCCTAGCGTCATTGCTTGCGTCTCTTGCTGAGACTAACCCTAACCGTATGTACGTTTTTGAATCTACAGCCCGTGGCTTCAATATGTTTCACGATATGTACGTCACAGCTAAGAAAGCCCGTACACAGAAAGCGATTTTCTGCGGCTGGTGGCGCAATGAGTTTTACTCTGTAGAAGAGGGCTCAGACATCCATAAGGTTTACTGGGATGGCAAACTAACGCCCGAAGAGAAAGAGTGGGTGCGCGACATTAAGAAACTCTATGACGTAGATATTAACTCTCGTCAAATGGCTTGGTGGCGCTGGAAAATGATTGAAGGTATTAAAGACGATGCCTTGATGTACCAAGAATTTCCGCCGACTGAAGACTACGCCTTCATTATGACTGGCACTAGCTTCTTTTCTAACGCCCGTTGTACGGATGCAATGAAGGTTGCGAAGCATATCAACTTTGATGCCTACCGTTATAGCATGGGCGCTAACTTCCAAGACACAGATGTGCTCAAAAGTACCGAGAGACTGTCAACATTGAAGGTGTGGGAAGAGCCAATTGATACTGCTTACTATGTGATTGGCGCTGACCCAGCGTACGGAAGCTCTGATTGGGCTGACCGTTTCTGTATTCAGGTGTTTAGATGCTATGCAGACGGCATGGAACAGGTCGCTGAGTTCGCCACCAGCGAATTAAATACATATCAATTTGCTTGGGTGATTGCTCACCTTGCTGGCGCATACAAAAACAGCACACTTAACCTTGAGGTTAATGGCCCAGGACAGGCTGTTATCAATGAATTACGCAATTTAAGACGCTTGGCTGCCAACATGGGCGGTGCAATGGGTCGTGATTTGATGAATGTGTACGGCTCAATGAGCAATTATATCTGGAGACGTAACGACACACTGGGCGGAATGTCCAATTCTATTGGCTGGCTGACCACAGCAGCGACCAAAGAGCGGATGTTATCGTACATGAAGGACTATTTTGAGCGTGGAATGTTAGATGTTTACTCTACAGACCTGATTGAAGAGATGAAAACCATCGTTCGAGACGGTTCATCCATCATGGCAAGCGGCAGAAACAAGGATGACCGCGTAATTGCGACTGCTTTAGCTGCCGCAGCGTACGCAGAACAGGTACAACCGCGTCTAATAGCCCAAAAAATCACAAAAAACGTCTCAAGAGTGCAAGAAACGTCAACTCCAGAGGAAATTGCAGTCGGACGCAATGTTTCTGACTATTTGAAGAGAATTGGTGTTTACGGGGTATAAATGACCAAAACAATGACAAAAAAGGAGCTTTTTCGGCAAATTAAGCGCTTTTTGCTAGACCCAAATCGTGGAATTAGCGTGAAATTGTTTGCTGACGTATGTGGATTGCATGAGGATTCATTAGAAAACGTCTTTTTGAAAGAAGTTTATCCAATGACCGAGTACATTCAAATCCGAGTTTCTAAGGGTTATAATGCTTGGCGCAATGGAGAAATAGCTGTCATGCAAAATCGAGACAAATCTCGTTTTGTAGAGTACAGGAAAGAAGCAAAACCGCGTTTATCACGCGGATTAGGTGTTCAGTTTGTCAACGGCGAAGTAAAACTCAAGATTGGGCTTAAAAATCGCTACGATTATTCTGAATTAGATATAGATGAGCAACTGAGGGGATAACATGGCTGTTTTACATGACTACAAATGCGAAAAACACGGATATTTTGAGAGCCTAAGTGCTGCGTGTCCGATGAAAGATTGCAAAGCTGAAGTTTTTAAGGTATTTTTGAAAGCACCTTCATTAAAATCTGAACGTACTAAGAAAACGGACAGCACTTTGAAGGGCTTAGCACAAGATTTTGGCATGACTAACTTGAAGTCAACACGCGAAGGCGAACATCAAGAAGGTTATTTGAGCCGCAACAATAGCATGAGTGCTAAAGAATTGGCTGCTGAAAAAGAAAAAGCAGACTTCTTTGCAAATCAAAATCAGCCACAACGCGAAGCGCGTCCTGGCGATGCTGCTATCTGGGGTGGTGGTATGAACGGATTAAGTATGCAAAGCATTTTGGCTGGTAATGCTGTAAAATCCATCCACGGTGAAGCTGTAGGCATCAATCCGAAGGAAGCTGGTAATTTGACAGGGCCAAAAGCCGCCAGCTATATTGCAGACCATGATAATTTACAGGTTAAATCAGAATGAGAATACCTACCAATCCAGATGAGCGCGAAGCCTTCTATTTAGACTTAATGTACAAATGTTCTGTCTCGCATGAAGAGCGCCGAGCTGACTATGCTTCTTTGCGCTCCTGGTATTTGTTTGGTAACGATGCTTCAGACCCACCTGCAATTTTCAACAAAATTTATCCGCACATTGACCAGCTAAGTAGCTTTCTGTATAGCGCAGAAACTACTCGCTTCTCAATTGAGATTGGTGCTTCTGTTGCGCCAATGGAACAAAAACGTATTCCAGTTTTAGTTAAAGCATTGCATGATGAGTGGCAAAACTCTAATGCTGACCAAGTGTTTTCTACAGCACTTAACTGGGCGTTAGCTTATAACTCAACATTTATTAAGCTTGTAGTAAATGACGGCATCCATCCTTACATGGTTGAGCCAGCTTCAATGGGCGTATTGCGCGAAGACGCGCAGTACACAGACCGCCAAGAAGCTATCATGCAAACTTACTACATCACAAGGTCGGAGCTTTATGCTCGCTTGTACTCACATCCAAAACGCGATTCAATCATCAAACGCGTATCTGCAAACCAACATCCTGAACAGTCGGCAATTCCTGAAGGACTTGACCGCATTATGACTTCTCAAATTGACCCGACAATGTACGGTAACGTCAATTTAGATTTAGGGGGTATCAATCGCTATAAGGCTCGCGTAGCTGAAGACACGATTATGATGCAGGAATTGTGGGTGTGGAATGATGACACAATGGACTACCAAGTAGTCACCATTGCTGAACCACAAGTTTTAATTTATGACCGCCCAGGTGAAAGCGTTTTCCTTAAAGGTGAGTTGCCATTTGTTCAAATTTGTCCTGACCCACAATACGATTACTATTGGGGGCAATCAGAAGTTCAACGCCTAGTATTTTTACAACAAATGCGTAATAAGCGCATCGAAGAGATTTTAGAGTTGCTTGAGCGTCAAGTTAATCCGCCAACAGCTATCTCTGGCTTTACTGGCATTTTGGACGAGAAAAACTTTGCATTGAACCGCGCTGGTGGTTTATTGGCTTCAGATATGCCAAATGCCAAGGTTGACCGCTTGCCGCCAAATATTCCAAACGATTTATACGATTCAGTTCGTGAAATTGACGTTATGTTCGCTGAAGTGTCAGGCATTTCAAACGTATTGTCAGGCCGTGGCGAAACTGGTGTTCGCTCACAAGGCCATGCAAGCCAATTGGCGCGTTTAGGCTCTAGCCGTGCGAAGAAACGTGCGTTAATCACTGAAGATGCACTAGAAAAAGTGGCAACGCTTTACTTGAAGCTAATGCAAGCGTACGATAATAAACACTTCACAGATGATGATGGCAATAAATTTATTGCAGCACAGTTTACAGACGATTATGTTGTGAAGGTTGATGCTCATAGTAATAGTCCAATCTTTACTGAAGATTTAAGAGACCTTGCATTTAATCTATTTAAAGCGCAAGCTATCGACAGAGCTTCATTGATTGACTTATTAGAGCCTCCAATGAAACAATTGCTATTAGACAGGCTCAAAGCGCAGGAAGCTAGAATGGCAATGCAGCCAGAGCCAATGCCAGGTGGTGAAGCACCGCCAGAAGGGGTTTAAAATGGAACAGCAAATTGCACCAAGAGCCGACCAGCCCTTGATGACACAAACAGATTTAAACCGTGCTGATGCGCCAGCAAGCCTTCAGTACAGGGTGCAAAGTCCGCGAAATTTTACGCAGACCACAACTAGAAGTAATCGTAACCTAGGTAGGAGAATGTAATGACTTGCTCAAAACGTGGCCGTAAAACTCGCCGCTAAAAAAATTTAACTTGATTGATAAGAATTTTTTATCAATAATGTTGACAACATAAACTGATTGTATTATTTATTGCACTAATTCTTAAAAAGGTGATGTCATGGCTGTACCTTCAGATAGATTGATGGAATTAATAGGCGGCGGCGCAAGCGGCGCTTCTGATATTCCGCCTCCAACGCCTCCAATGGGTATGTCAGAGGAAGGCGTGCCTCCAATGGCATCTCCAATGTCAACGCCAGAACCAAAAACTGGTAAAAAAGAAGCTGCAATGGTCAATGTCGGAATGGCAATGGACTTAATTGAGCAAACACTACCAATGTTCGGTAGCGCTTCTGAAGAAGGCCAAAAGATTTTAAGCGTTATCAAATCACTTTCTGGTCTATTAGGCCCTCGTAAAAATCAAACAAACGAATTGCAGCAGTCTGAGATTCTCAATCTGCTACAAAACTTACCACAGGCTGGTGGCGCAACGCCTGAAGGTAGGGCAATGGCACAAGCGCCAGCTGTACCTGGCATGGCTGGCTCTATGCCTCCAGCTGCACCTTCACCAACCCCTATGTAAAGGAAAAATCATGGATTTATTTAAACCACGCGGCGCTGCCGCTCCACGCCGCCCAACTGACAACAATCAGATGAACGGTCAAATCGTAAACACACCACGCTTCTCAGAATTTGGTGGTCTTGATGCGGCTGGTAAAACTGGCCCAAAAAACAAGATGACTTTAGTTCCACCTAGCGGCGGCAAAAAAGTTATCTAATTAGATAAGGGGATAAGATATGTCACTAGAAGATTTAAGTTTAGAAGCCCGTGATGAGTTAGCTTTGCTTGCTCGTCAATTGGCTGAAAATCCAAACACACGCAAAGACTTTCTGCGCTTAACTAAAAAAGCTAAGCCAGATATGCCAATTCCAGAATTAGAAATTGAAGACTATGCTCATCGCCGAGCAGAAGAATCAACTTCTCGCGTAGAGCAACTGGAAGCTAGATTGCGTGAGCGTGATGCTGTTGATGAGCTTAACAAACGCCGTCAAAACCTACTCAAGAAAAACTTGATTAGTAATGAGGCTGAAGTTGAAGAAGTCGAAAAAATCATGCTTGAAAAAGGTATTACAAATCACGAATCTGCTGCTGAATACTTCCAATGGATGAAACAAGCGGCTGTTCCGACTTCTACTGGTTACAATCCAAGTGCTATTAACAAGTTTGACTTGAATAAATACTGGAAAAATCCTGTAGCAAGTGCGCGTGATGAAGCAGCAAAAGCGTTGACTGAATTGCGGAAAAATCCGCGTCCAATCGGCCTATAAGTAGTAGTAACAGGGGATATTTTTTTTAATATACGGAGATAAACTATGCCTATCGGTGGCGGTATTCTTCCAGCACAGGGTTCAAGTCAATATAATGAGTTGACGTACGTCACTAGACGCGCGTTTATCCCGAAACTGGTCGTACAACTATATAACAGCACTCCTTTGATGGCTGCGTTGATTGCTAACAGTCAACAAGCTTCAGGTGGTGTATCTCAAGTAACTGTTCCAGTGCAAGGCTCACAATTTGTGAATGCACAATGGTCTGACTACAGCGGTTCATTCGCTCAGCCTTCAGTCCAACAAGGTGCTTTCAATGCTGAGTTCAATCTGAAACTTATGATTGCTCCAGTTCCATTCCTCGGTATGGAAGGTGCAGTACAACAAGACTACGCAGTTATCCCATTGATTGAAGCTCGTATGAACGATGCTACAAACGTGATGATGGACGCGATGGCTACAGCGTTGTACAACAACACAACCAACACTCAACAATTTATCGGTTTACCTGGTGCTGTTGATGATGGTACAACAATGCAAACTTATGGTGGCATTGACCGTAACACATATACTTGGTGGAAATCTAAGAAATATGCGGCTGGCAATGTAAACCCAACTCGTCAAAACATCTTACAATACATTTCTGGTACTGTTAAAAACGGTGCTGAAGTGCCTTCATTCGGTGTTTGCGGTTTCGGTACATGGACATTGTTGGCTCAAGATTATGTTGGCCAAGAGCAATATGTTATCACTCCAGGCTCAGGCTTTGACGGTGAAGCAAACGGCCCACAAGCTGCGTTCCGCGCATTAATGGTTGCTGGTGTGCCAATCTATCCAGACCCATATTGCCCAGAAGGTACTGTGTATTTCTTGAACACTAATTACTTGTCATTGTATATCCATGACCAAGGTTCATTCGTGTTCACTGGCTTTGAATCAACACTACCTAACTGGCAAATCGGTTATGTAGGCGCTGTATTGATGATTGCTGAGCTTGTTAATACTAAACCTAAAGCGATGACTAAAGTCACTGGCTACAATTCACTTTCAATTTAAGGAGAAATAGTCATGTCTTTATCAACAAATAAAATTTTAGTATCTGGTGCAGCTACCAATAGCGCTGGTGCATTTATCCAAACAGTTTCATTGGGCAATGCAACAGCGACTATTCCAGCTGGTATTTATCAAATGATTGCGACAGCTAACGTCACTATCGAGATGAACACTTCTAGCAATTTGTCTTCACCTACATGGGTAATTGCTTTGGCAAATAACACTAGCGGTTTAATCATGTCTGATGGCGCTAACTTCCGTGCAAACGTATTGTCTGGTACTCCAACAATTACATTGTATGGTACTAATGGCGGTCAAAACGTATCAAGCACATACGCTTAATAGGAGACAGTAATGATTGCGAATCATGTAGGTTCTAAATACCCAGACCGTTTCCGTGTTGCTTTAGGCAAAGCGGAAGCTGCTTCTGTAGGTTCAACTGGCAATGCTGTTATCACCATTCCAGTGACCGAAGGTACTGCATACATCGTTCGTCAAATTACTGTTGCTAACGCAAACGGTAGCATTGCTACAGCAAACGTGGTTGTTCTCACCAGCAATGATGGGAACGCCTCAAATGCCGTATCAAATGTTACCGTTACTTCTTCTGTTACTAGCAACTTAACTTATCAAGACATCCCGTTGGCAACAGCGGCAGCTACGACTGTTTACACAGCTCCAGCTTTGTTTGTTAAAGTTAATACTGCGGTGACAAACGGAACTTGCGATATTACTGTATTTGGTGACGTTGTAACTTTATAATGTTGACCATCTTTGTAACCAATAATTCTGACCTTACATTAGTGGATGGCTGGAATGGCGTGGAGTACACGTTTAAACCTAACTCTACGGTAGAAGTGCCTGAGATAGTCGCAAAACACGTTTTTGGTTACGGAGATAATGATAAAGAACCGTATTTGGCAAGGCTTGGGTGGATTAAGTCCAAAAATGACATTGAAGAAGGATTAAAGACCCTTTCTAAATGGGAATTAAGCACCGAAGCTCCAAAAAAAGACCGTTCGTTATCCCCGATGGTGGAAAAAGTACCCCTACCTGTCGCGAGACGGGCTGGGGGAAAAGTCCTTTCAGCAGTTAGATAAAATGAGAGTTACATGGCAACACTATCTGGATATATCACAGAAGTCCGTAGGCTTTTGCATGATGCTAACGGGAACTTTTATAGCGATTCTGAGCTAACAGACTATATTAACGAGGGCCGTCAGCACACAGTCCAAGATACTGGCTGCTTGCGTAAGCTTCAAGTCACACAAACCCCAACAACTCCTGTTGCTGGCGGTAGAAATCCAACTCCTTTTGCAGCGAATACTTACTACAATCAAGATGACTATGTTTTCAGCAATGTTTACATTTATCGTGTAAGCACAGCTGGCACAAGTGATGATTCTGGTATCCCATATCCAACTACTGGTTTAGCATACCCTCCAACTACTGAGTTTTTTGTCGGTGGCGTTGGCTTAACTTATGCTGGCCCTGTTGAGATTATCAACTATGCTGCTTTGCCAGATAGTTTGTACACTTTAGATATTTTGAATATCAACATTTACTGGGGGAATAGCCGTATTCCATTACGCTATATGCCTTGGTCACAATTTAATGCTGATGTGCGTTTTTGGCAAAACTACATTGGCCGCCCTGTCGTGTTCTCTGTTTATGGACAAGGCCAAATTTATATCGCTCCAGTGCCAGACCAAGTTTATCCAATGGAGCTCGACACAGTGGTTCAACCAACTCCATTAGTCACTTCTCTTGAAGTCGATGAGATTAAAGAGCCATACTCTTCTTGCGTCAAATTCTACGCTGCTTACATTGCTAAATACAAAGAGCAAAGCTACGGTGAAGCTGAGATTTTTAAACAGGAATATATCAAAGCTGTCCAACAAGTGTTGTCAACGACATTCACTCGAAGACTTCCTAGTGCTTACGGCAATGGGTATTAAACATGGCCGCGATAGAGCAAAAAAAGTCCTATCAAGTAATTAAGCAGTTTCAAGGCGTTAATACAAAAGCCAACCGTACTGCCATTAATGAAAATGAGTTTGCTTGGCTAGAAAATCTAATGCCAATCGGCTACGGCAACCTTAAATCTATTAAAGCTCCAAGAAATACTGGCGTTACCTTTGCGGATGATGCTTTTGCAATTTTTGCAGTCAATATTAATAACAACGACTATTTAATTGCTTTTCAGGCTGATGGTAGCTGTGAGTATGTAGATGTGGTTACTGAGACTAAAGGCACAATTGCTGCGCCTGGATTCTTTTCTACAAGCGGCATTAATGTTAGCCAATGGAAAAACACGCAAGCTTTAATTCTTGATGAAGTTAAAGGCTACTTTACATGGGATGGCACTAGCTTAGTGTCTGTAGGCTCTGTAGGCGCGATTTTTATCACTGCTGGAGGCTCTGGGTACACTTCAGCGCCAACTATCACTATAAGCGCTCCAAATGATGCTAATGGCGTTCAGGCTACTGCAACGTGCTCAATCACTGCAAACGTAGTCACAAGCATTTCTTTGACGGAAGCTGGCTCTGGCTATACAGTCGCTCCGACTATTTCATTTTCTGGTGGAGGTGGCTCTGGTGCTACAGCGATTGCAGGTATTGTGGACTTCCGTACGGGTACGGTTTCGGCCTTGGTTACAAATGGCGGCACTGGTTATACTAACGCCGCTAATACTGTTGTCACTATTAGTGGTGGGGGCGGCACAAATGCTGCTGCGACTGCTGTTCTCTCTGGTGGGCAAATTACTGGGGTAGTGATTACTAATCCTGGCAGTGGATATACAAACGTAGCCAATTTAACCATTACGATTACTGGCGGTGGCGGTTCAAACGCTGCTGTTAAAGGCATTGTGAATGACCAGCCTAATACTGGGATTGCATCATTCTCAGGCCGTGTATGGATTGCAAATGGACGTAACATTTCTTACAGCGCAGCTGGCTCAGCTACCGACTTTGTAACAGTTTCAGCTGGCACAATTGTTTTAACTGATAGCACATTGCGTGGAAACATTGTTCAGATTCTATCTGCAAACAACTTCCTGTATATTTTTGGTGAAGATAGCATCAACGTATTCTCAGACGTTCGCGTAACAAACACTGGCACAACGCTGTTTACTAATACCAATATCTCGGCTTCTGTCGGTTCTAAGCTAGATTATGCGATTTTCCCTTATTTCCGTTCAGTTTTATTTATGAATGACTTTGGGGTGTATGCGCTTGTTGGTTCTACCACCAGCAAATTATCAGACCCATTAGATGGAGTATTTGAAAATATTGATTTTGATACTACTGCTATTACTGCTGGCCAGGTTTTAATCAATAATATTCTTTGCGCCGCGTTTAATTTTAGATATGACGATAATGGTACTTATCGCTATATCCAAGCCATTTTCTTTGAGAAAAAATGGTTCTTCACCAGCCAAGGGAACGATATTAAAACAATTGTATCAATCCCTGTGGATGGAAAAATTAAGCTTTATGGTTCTAATGGCACAAACCTTGTGCAGTTTTACGACAATCCAAACGCAAGCATTAACACAATGGTTCAAACAGCGCTTATGCCGATGGGAGACCCTATCCGCACAAAACAAGCGCTTAAATTTGCTATTGAAGCTACTTTAAGTGACGGAGGTTCAGTTTTAGATGTCACAGTAGATTCAGAAACCAATCAAAGTCCAATTTATACTTTGAGTAATACTATTTCTTGGATTAATATTGCTGGAACGACTATTGCTTGGAGTAATAACTCTGGAATAACAATTGGTTGGGCTGGTGGTTTAGGTTATACTTTGTACAAAACAGATGCTCAACAATGGGGTAAATACTTGGGCTTAACAGTAACATCAACAAGTACAAATTATGTTATTAACGGATTTGAATTTGAACATGAATTGAGAGTGAGGTTCTAACATGGCTGTTCCATATACCTTTGCATCGGCAACATCGACTATTCCGCTGTCACAGCTGGACGCTAACTTTGCTACTGGGATTACACTAGGGAACACCACTGTTTATCTCGGTAACACCACAACTTCTCTAGGTAACTTAACGCTAGTCAACATGACAGCAACTAATTACACAGAGACTTTATACACTGCGACTGGCAATACAACTGTAGCCTTAACTAACGGCACAGTACAAAAGATTACAACAAGCGGTGCAACAACAATTACGCTTCCATCAAGCGTATCAGGCAAGAGCTTCACTATTTTAGTGTCATACGCTGCTGCTGATACATTGACATGGGCTGGTGGCTCTACATTGAAATGGGCTGCTGGTACAACGCCAACGCCAACAAGTGCTACTGGTAAAATTGATATTTTCAATTTCTACCAAGACGGAACTAATACTTATGGCGCTATTTTTGGGCAGAATTTCTAATGTTTAGCGCATCTAAAACTGGAGCTGGAGCAAGCGGTTATCCAATCTCTAATTCTTTGCGCTTTCAAAGTGCAAGTAGTCAGTATTTAGCAAGAACTCCTGCAAGTGCTGGCAATAGACAAAAGTTTACATTTAGCTTTTGGGCAAAGCGCGGAACTTTATCTGCTGGTCAAGAAATGTATTTTGTTAATTCTGGCGGTGGCAACTTCTCACAAATATCTTGGACTGCTAGCAATGGCATTACAATAACATCTGTTGATGCTAGTGTCGCTTCATGTGAATTAATTACGACACCAGTTTATCGTGACCCTTCTGCTTGGTATCATTTAGTTATTTCTGTTGATACAACACAAGCAACAGCATCAAATCGTGTAAAGATTTATGTTAATGGTTCACAAGTAACGGCATTATCAACTGCAACTTATCCGTCATTAAATTATAACTTTCAGTTAAACAATACAACTGCACAAAACATTGGCAGACCTTCTACTGGAACTTTTGATGGGTATTTAGCTGAATATAACTTTATTGACAACCAAGCCCTTACTCCATCATCATTTGGTCAAACAGACGCTACTACTGGACAATGGATAGCTAAGTCTTATTCTGGCTCATACGGCACTAACGGCTTTTTCTTGAAGTTTACTAACGGCACAAGCACAACAACGCTAGGTGCTGATTCAAGTGGTAACGGTAACAACTGGACACTAAACAACTTTACTCGCAGTGCTGGTGTAAGTGATTGCTGGATGGTTGATGTGCCTAGCGGTAACGGTGGTGTAGCAAATACACAGCCAGCATCTAACTATTGCGTATTTAATCCAACTACTGCCAATACCACAAATTTAATTAATGCTAATTTGACTAGAAATGGTGCAGTTAGAACCAACGTAGGAAGCATACTTCTTACAAGTGGTAAATATTACTTTGAAACAACCATCCAAGATGCAAACGGCAATGGTGGCGTTGGTGTAAAGCAAGCTACTGCTTATCCATTAGAAGGATATAACACAGCAGCAGGAGCAACTTATTTTGCTAATGGCGAATATAAGATTGAAGGAGCAGCTCAAACTGCTGGTTTTTCTAGTTACACCAATGGCGATGTAATTGGTATTGCTGTTGACACAACAGTTTCACCAGCTAAGATATGGTTTGCTAAAAACAATACTTGGCAAGGTACAGGTAATCCAACTACTGCTGGATATAGCCTTACAGCAGGACTAGATTATTACTTTGCAGTATTGCATGGTAGCGGTGCAAGTTCCACTACTGCATCAGCTAACTTCGGTCAACGCTCATTCGCTTACACTCCACCTACAGGGTTTAAAGCACTATGCACAGCTAACCTTCCTGCTGCTACGATTA